TTTTTTGCGGAAGATATCGTTCAGGAGACATACATAAACCTACTGAAGTGGAGCAGCGAGGATAAGCTATTTACTGACGGCAAAATAAATAAAGGCTATATGTGGCTATCTTTAAAAAATACCTTCTTACAACACGTAAACAAAACCAAGCGTATCAAATACGTATCTTTAGAAAATCTTTATATGATGGAAATGTCAAATAATACAGAGATGTTAGTGGCAAAAAATGCTATTGAGTTAAAAATAGTAGAAGAGATTGATTCTTGGCATTGGTACGATAAGATGTTATTCGAAGTATATCGCAACGAAAAAACATCAATGCGTAAAATGGCAGCTGAAACAAAGATTAGTTTGTCCAGTATCTTTAACACCATTAAAAACTGCAAAGAGAAGATTCAGGATAATGTAGGTGAAGATTGGGAGGATTATATCAACGGAGATTTTGAACTGCTTTAAACAAAAACACAAAAATTTAATTATATAGATATGGCAAGACCGAAAAAAACACAAGCGACTGGATTAGGAGATACTGTCGAATCCGTTTTAAAAGCAACTCACATTGACAAGTTAGCTAAATTCTTATTAGGCGAGGATTGTGGATGCGATGCAAGAAAGGAAAAACTAAATGCATTGTTTCCATATAAGAAACCTTTATGTTTAACCGAGACAGAATACGAATGGTTAAAGGCTTGGATTGAAACGAAAACTAATCAGGTAATACCATCCGACCAAGCACAACTATTAGCAATTTATAATCGTATATTTCAGCAAAGAAATGAGCCTTCAAATTGCTCAAGTTGTCTTAAAGATATGGTTGACCAATTGAAGACAGTAATGCTAACTTATGAAGATGCTGAATGAAATATTACATCGCAGTAATAAATGATAAGTTGCATTTACAAGAATGGGCAAAACTTAAAGCAACATTGAAAGTTGCTGATGTTGCCTATATGGTTTATTATAGCGATGTAAAACAGATTGAATTGAATCAGGTAAGTAGTAAGATATTTTACGAAATGGTTTATAGTGAGAACTGAATAAACAACATTTTTATCAGATGGAAGAAAAGAAGAAGAATGGTGGCGTGAGAGCAGGCGCAGGAAGACCTACAAAGGTAGATGAGTTAAAAGCTAATGCTATATTCATTAATGCACTTAAAGTTCTTTACAAGCAAGATACGGATGATGATAATAAAATCGCATTTGTAGTAGATTTATTGGATTCACAACGAGGACAAATATTTGTAGCGGAACATATATTTGGTAAGCCTAAAGAAACAGTTGAAACGACATTGAATGTAAACGATTTTAATATAAAGGACTATTTCAAAGTTGGTAACGATAAGTAATAAGTACGATAATTTAGGTTCTGATTCAAGGTACTTTATAATAACTGGCGGTAGAGGTAGTTCAAAGTCATTTAGTATAACTACATTCTTGAGTTTGCTTACAAGAGAATCAGGGCATATTATTCTATTCACACGTTACACATTAGTATCGGCACACGTCAGTATTATTCCTGAATTTATAGAGAAGATTGAACTGCTCGGAATGGCTAACGATTTCGCAGTTACAAAGGATGAGATTCTAAACATAAAGACCGGAAGTAAGATTATATTTAAGGGAATAAAAACAAGTTCAGGAACACAAACGGCTAACTTAAAATCATTGCAAGGTGTAACTACATTTGTATTAGACGAAGCAGAAGAACTAACCGATGAAGATACATTCGATAAGATTGATTTATCCATACGACATAAGACAAAACAGAATAGGGTTATATTAATCCTAAATCCTGCTACCAAAGAGCATTTTATATACCAACGATTCTTTGAGGGTAAAGGAATAGAAGGCGGTGCGAATACGATTAAAGGAGATACAACATACATACATACAACCTACTTCGATAATATACATAACCTATCCGAATCATTCTTATCACAAATAGAAACGATTAAAGAAAGAAGACCAGACAGATATAAGCACCAAATTCTAGGTGGTTGGTTAGATAAAGCTGAAGGAGTTATATTCACGAATTGGACTATTGGCAAATTCAAGGATGTCGGAAGCGTTGTATATGGTCAGGATTTTGGATTTAGCGCAGACCCTACAACATTGGTTGCGACTTCGATTGATTCGGTTAATAAAGTTATCTACCTAAAAGTACACCTATACCAAACTGGCTTAACGACATCTGATATTTATAGGCTTAATAAGTCTATTGCAAATGACTGCTTAATTGTGGCGGATTCAGCAGAGCCACGTTTAATAAACGAATTGCGTGATAAAGGTCTCAATATAATGGAGGCAATTAAAGGGCAAGGAAGCGTAACGTATGGTATTAGTTTACTGCAAGATTACGATTTGATAGTTGATGAGGATTCGATAGATTTGATTAAGGAATTGAATAACTATTCTTGGTTGGAAAAAAAGTCAAAAACGCCACAGGATAAGCACAATCATAGTATCGATGCTATTCGATACGCAGTAGGTTACCAGTTAGATAATCCATTTCATAAACAATATCACATAAGATGACAGATGATTTACCACACATGAAACGAGTAGTTGAGCAATACATATTCGATAAGAAAGGAATATGGATAACAATCATATTTGATGACCTTATGAGAATGCATTTACACTTCAAAATGTTAGCTGCTGCATATGATGTTGCATTTGCTTACAACAATAAATCAAAAACTTAATTATAGATATATGAAGGTCGAATTAATTATACCAACTTCTTTAAGTGAGATTCCATTAAAGCACTATCAGGATTTTCTGAAGATGCAGAAAAATAGCAACGATGAGGAATTTATCGCACAAAAAATGATTGAAATCTTCTGCGGTATTGAATTAAAAGATGTAGTTAAAATGAAACTTACTACAATAAACGAATTGATAGTACATTTTGCAGAATTATTTGATACGAAATCTAAATTCCAACCTACATTTAAGATAGGAAATCAAGAGTTTGGATTCATAACAAACTTGGAAGATATAACATTAGGCGAATATGTGGATTTAGAATCGCATTTGAACGATTGGGAAACTTACCACAAAGCAATGGCAGTAATGTATAGACCAGTTACCAAGAATTTCAAAGGTAAATATGAAATAATTGACTACAATCCAAACCCCGATATGCAAGAATTAATGAAGTTTGCACCATTAGACATCGTGCTTGCATCTTCTGTTTTTTTTTGGACTTTAGGAAAAGAATTATTGCAGGCTACAATCAATTATTTAACGATTCAAATTCAGACGAACAAGGATTTCAAAGCGACTTTTCAGAACAAGCTCAATTTGGGAAGCAGTGGGGATGGTATCAGTCAATATATGGACTCGCTAAAGGAGACATTACAAAATTCGATGTCGTTACCGGATATAGACTTACTCAATGTCTCACCTATCTCACCTTTGAAAAGCAGAAAACTGAAATCGAACAAAGGCAACTTAACAAGCATTTAAATAAAAGATAATGACAAATTATTATAAAGTACTAAACGATTTAAAGGCGCATTTTGATGCTGATAAAATAGTCAATACAATAACTGAGGGAGATATATTTAAAGTAGATTTAGGTAAACAGACTATATTTCCATTGATTCACATAATGGTTAATTCAGCTAACTTTGAATCAAATGTAGTTCGTTTCAATGTGTCTATTATTGCAATGGATATAGTGGATATTTCCAAGTCAAAAGCTACAGATATATTCATAGGAAACGATAATGAGCAAGACGTTCTTCATACACAATTGGCAGTATTAAATCGTGCGTATGAGATGTTGAGACGTGGCGATATGTACGACGATAATTTTGTGGTAGATGGCAATCCAAGTTGCGAGCCATTTACAGAACGATTTGAGAATTTATTAGCAGGATGGACAATGACGTTTGATGTTTTAGTTCCTAACGAAATGACAATCTGTTAAAATGACTGAAACTCAAAAGGCACTTAATAAATTCCGAGATACGATAGTTAACGAAGCAAAGGCTAACTTGAAATCAATGGGTAAAGATAGCACTGGAAAATTATCGCAGTCTATTACCGGACAAGTTAAGGAAATGCCTAACTCTATCAGTATGTACTTTCAAATGGAGACATACGGGTTTTTCCAAGATAAGGGTGTTTCAGGTATTAAGAAGAAATACAACACGCCATTTTCCTATACAACCAAAATGCCACCACCAAGTAAGTTGGATAAATGGATTGTGAGAAAAGGTATTGCGCCAAGAGATAAGAGTGGTAAATTAATGAGCCGTAAAGGACTGCAGTTTGCTATTGCTCGTGGTATATTTATCAATGGTATCAAACCAAGCTTATTCTTTACCAAACCATTTGAGAAAGCATTTAAAAACCTACCTGACACATTAATAGATAAATACGGATTAGATGCAGAGCAATTATTTGATAGTATTATGAAAGAAACACTAACTAAAAAATGAGCAATATATTTGTAAAATCGCCTTATATAATTGAGGTAAATGAAATCGGACAAACGGGAAGTTACATCCAATTATTTATTTGGAATGCAAATGATACGCAACCAAGTACACCAACTTACCAATTATCAAAGTTAATTCCTTCAAGTACGAATTTCCAAACGACTTATGACATATCAGAGTACGTTAGGGAATACATAAAACACAATGCATTTAATAATGTATACAATCAAAACAATGCTGCAACTCCTTACTTGGAATATTGCAATGTTGTAGTTAAGCGTTATAAATTGGTTAGCAATACAAAGAATCTACTTGATACTACAACATATAAGGCATTTGATGGATATGGCTATTACGAACAAGGGTACAATCCGAATTTAGGTAATTATTTATTAGACCAAAAAACGTACTATTATAACTACGATTCAAGTGCCAATTTAACAACTGACTTTTTAAAGCGAGCAGGTAGTATTACACTTGATGCTATATCAGGTTATAAGATTGTAAGAACAAATCTAAGCACTTTAGCAACTGTCACCTATAATATTATAACAAATGCGGTTATAGATACATTCAGAGTCAATTCTGCGTGGCTTGCGGTTGGTAATAAGGTAGAAATATTTAATGCGGCAGATGTGTTACAATGGACTGCAACTTTTAAGCCTAAAACAGAGTGTAGATACGAGCCAGTTGTAGTAGATTTTATAAACCGATATGGAGCATGGCAACGTGAATTTTTCTTTAAGGCATCGAATACCAATATTAACGTAGAAACATCGGAATACAATTTGCTGCAAACTA